GGTTGCAACGGGCTCCGGAACCAGCGGGTCAGAACCGCTGCCCGCGCCGCCATCGGCGAACGCACCCGTACGGACGATGCCCGTGTTGAAGACGTCAGTCATTGTGATCGGACTTTCTTGTCAAGGAGTTGGACTCAGTGACCGGTCTGTCCGCGAAGCCATGCATTCATGTCCGTCTGCTGTTGTGCAGTCGGACGAGCGCCCTGGTGGACGTTGCCGGCAGTCGCGGCCGGAGGAGCAAGCTTGTCGGCCAATGTCTTGGCCTGCTTGGCGGCTTCCTCGGGATCGGTCGCAGTGATGAATTCGTGAAGCTCGGCGGGGAGACCCGCCTTATCAGCGGCGTCGCGGCGAACCCGCTCCACCTTTGCTACCGCAAGCTCAGCTTGCGCGGAGGACAAGGCTTCATTAGCCTTTTCCAGTTCGCTCTTATTGGCGTCCTGGATCTTGTCGAACTCAGCGGCCTTAGTCTTCAGGTCGTTGTAGTCCGCGAATTTCCCGCGCTCGCGAGTGAGGCGGTCGGCGATCAGGCGGTCAACGTCTGCCTGGGAAAAGCTATTTCCCGAGGCGTTGTTTTCCTGCTGAGTCGTCCCGGCATCCGTGGTCGCTGCCTGCGAAGCAGCGTCCGTGCCGTCAGTGGTGGTCCCGGCGTTACCGCCGTCGATGTCGCTCATGTGATGTCGTACTCCGTTTTGTCCGTAAGTCCGTCATTACCGCTGACGTATGCGTGGGGTGGACAATTAACTGGAAACAGCCGTCTTAACGGCTGCGATCGCGGGGCTTAGCGGAGAGATCCCCGCTAGCCTTTTGCTTCTTCGAGAACCTGTCGCCCTTAATCGAAAGCACTGGACCAAGCTCACCGTGCTCGTGAACTACGATCAGCTTCCGATAGTCGATTGACGTGCCGTTGTCGGCGTGCGTACCGAACGTGTCCCTAACCGCCTGATGCACAGCAGGCAGAAGGTTCCCGACGTCTATTGCGTCCTCGGAGTTGTAGATATCGACCCCGTGTTTGTTCTGGTGGTTTGTAAGCGCACCCTGGGTCAGGATCGATGAGTTGATAGTCCGTCCCGGATCTTTCTTGCCGACGATGACGCCGACAACGCAGTCGCAAGCTGGGTGGATCGGGAGGAGGTTCGCTTTGTGGTATCTCTGCGTGCTGGCAATGATGCACATGCCGCAGTTGTAAGGACCGGTCAAGATGCGTCGGTATCCGACGATCTCTCCCGTGTGGTCCTGCTTGCTGAGCGCACTCCGTGCGGTGTGCGTGGTAGCGAGCTGGACGTCTGTTGAGGCCAGCGACGCGAGTCGCTGGGCGCCAAGGTCTACTGCCTGCTCAAGGGTTTTGCCCTTGGAGAGCTGGTACCAGACCTGTTGAAAAGGTCGCATGTAGACGTCGGAGGGGTCGACACCCCGAAGGGCTTTGCCCGTGACTTCGTCTGCATTGACCGAGAGTGGGGTGTGGTGGCCTACCAGGTCGCTGAGCGACCGAGAGAGGTAGCCGGCGGTGGCGGAAGAGGCAGTACGCTGGGCGCCTTCGATCAGCGGAAGCACCGACCGGAGAAACCGGTCGGCGTCCGCGTCTCGCCACGATCCAAGAGATTGCCAGCGGCCAGCCAGGGTTTGCAGCAGCCGCTGTCGTAGGCTCGCCATAAGCGAGATGTACGAAGCGACTGCCGCAGTCGTCCCTAGCGCCGTAGCGGCGTTGGTGTGGCTGTTGGCAACCGTTTGCTGCGCCTGCGTAGGAGCAGGCGCGGTCACTGCGGCTTACCGCCAGTGTTGGCCGCTGATTTTCCTTGGGCTTTCGCTGCGGCTCCGCTGGGACCCGCTGTGGGCTTGCCAGTCTTTGCGCCCGCCACTGGATCGGTGGTCGGGTTCGTGGAGGAGTCCGGCTGTCCTTGACCGGAGTACAGAACACCACGCGTACCCAGCTCACCGCCCTCGTTAAGCGGCAGAGGTGCCAACGAGTCGGACAACAAGGCGTCGGCAGCCCGTTGGGCTTCCCAACGGTCGATGCCCTGTGGCGTCTCACCGAAGATTTCCATCCTCGCCCGCCACGGCACACCGCCGGCCGCCAGCTTGACGACAGCGTCAGCCTGCTCAGCCAGAGTGCGGAACTGGGGGTCCTTCCACAGGACCTCAGCGTCGTCGTCCACAACAGAGCCCATGAGCTTGGCCACCATCTGGTTGACCGCTTCCCAGGACTCGCCGTACTCGGTCTGGCGCTCGAATATCTTCGAGACCAGTCCGGTTTCAGCGGCGCCCAGGGCGTCGCCGGAGACGTTGACGATGCCAGCCAGGATGTAGTGAGGCGGGGTGCGGGTGATCGCAGCCAGGTACTGAACGTCGGACTCGATCGCCTTGACGATCGGGGTCACGTCGGTCGGCGAGAACTCGCCGAACTTGGCAGTGGCGTCGGAGACCTCCCACAGGAGGTCTGCACCGGGGTCGAAGGTGTCTCTGATCGCGCCGTTCTCGTCGGTGTTGTCCACACCGGTCGCCCACCGCTGGCGGTACGCCTGCATGGCGGAGATGACCATCCGGTCCAGGATCGTTAGATCGATCCGGGCCAGGACGTCGAGGACGTCCTCGAACTCGCCCACGCCGTTGCCGGCGATGTCCGGACGGTTGGTGAAGACGACGTAGGGCGGGACGCCCAGTTCGTTGGTGCCCCAACCTTGGGGGTACTCCGGGCTGGTGTCGAGCACCCAAGAAGCCGGTGCCCAGAGCTGGTTCCTACTGACCTTGCGGCTGACGGTCTGGACCGTCTTGTAGTACCAAATCTTGTCGGGCATCGACAGCACGGCGCGATGGCAGCTGTAGACGTCGTCCCAGTAAGTCTTGACGACCGCCAACAGCTTCCGGCGGTTCGTCGGGCTCGACTCGTGGATCGTCTGGCGCGGGTCTTCCCCGCACACCAAGGGCTGACCGGGGTTATCCGGGTCGCGGCCCACCGAGACGTACGCATGGCCCATCGTCACCGATGCACGGTGGATGTTGCCTGCGTCAGCGTCGAGGTGGTTCTGCTGCCACCACATCCACGCCGTCTTGTCCTCGTCGTGGGTCGTCGCTCCGCCTGTGCGGAAGCCGACGATCTTCAGCCGCTCAATGACGGTTTCCACGACCAGAGAAGCGAAGGCGGTGCGAGCGAGCTTCTGGAAACGCCTGTAGGTCTCACGCATCTTCCGGTTGCCGTGAGGCACCGGAGGACAGCCGACGCGGTAGGCGTCGAGCCTGTCCAATCGGGGCGCCTCATCAGAGAGGCGCTTGCCCAACCGTAGAAGCCACCAATCCGGACTCTGGGGCACCTGATAATCAGTAAGCACGGAGCCCCCTCCCAGGGGTGTTAACGGCCACGAATCTTCTTGGACCGCTTCTGCGTTTGAGTGGCGTAAGCGCCAGAGGACAGAGCGTCCAGACGACACTGGTAGGCCAGGACGGAGGCGACGACGGCGTCGATCTTTCGGGGGCTATCCGGGTTGTCCTTGGCGATCTGGATGCCGGAACGGGTGGCCCGCCGACGAGCGTTCAAGGCGTGCCGCATGAGGACAGCGGAGCCGTTGTGGCTCAGCGTCTTCTCCATCACAGCGGTGTAGAAAACGTTCAGAGCCCGGACGATCAGGCCGGAACGGCCACCTGTCATCCACCACTCGATGGGGTGGGCAGCTGAGGCTTTCACCTTGAGCTTGGCGCCGTACAGCGCCTCCCACTTGGCTATGTAGCTTTCCCACTTGGCGGGGTCGGCGTAGAAGCCGATCACGTTGTACGTCTTGAAAGCGTCCGCCACCGTGGCGTCCACTTCGGCCTTCGGGACTTCCCAGGCGTCCTGGGATGGACCTTCGGGCTGCTCCCAGACGTGGATCGGGAAGAGGTGACCGTCAGAGACGCGGCAACCGATCAGGGCCGTGGCGTCGGCCACGCCCTTGTTGCGGCGCTTCGATCCGTCGAAGCCCATGACGATGGCGTCTTCAGCGTGGATCTCGTGGAGCAGATCGGCGACAGCCGTCCACTCAGACTCCGACAACCAGGCGTCGTCCGACGTGTTGATCTGGTTCAGATAGAACCGCCGGGCATCGGCGGGGTGTGTGTTGAGGTCGTAAACCTCATTCATGATCCGGTCGACGCTCACCCACGGGGCGTCCTTATAAAGGACGGTCAGGGCATCGTGGACTGCGGACTCAT